TTTACTTGAAACTTCTAAAATGAAAGAAGAAAAAGAAGAAGCAGCAAAACAAGAAAGAATTAGAAAAGGTGCAGCAGAATTTACTGATGCTGGTGAAGTAAATACAGAAAGTGGGTTTGTAGATAAAGGTGGATACCTGGAACCAATAAGACAAGATACTGGATTTAGCGATAACGCAGGTATGGGTAATGAACAATCTAATGTTGTTTATGACAAGCGTACCAAGTCAGCAATAATGATGAATAGACAAGTTGTTGGAGATCAATTAAGAGGAACAGGCGAAACTGGAACAGGTGATGCGTCAACTGCTAAAACTTTATTCCAAGAACAGAAACAAGCTAAGATGTATGATACTGGTGAAGTTCCACCTGTTATATTAAACAATCAAAATAAATCTACGGTTTCTACTAGTGGAACTAGTGTGACAGGATTTGTACAGAATAAAAATGTTGACGATACATTTACAAATCTAAACTATGTAATGCCTTAATATGAACCTAAATCTTTTTCAGTAATCAATTTAAATTCTGCGTCATTATCTTCACAATAAGATATTGCTGCTTCCCATTTCGCTCTATTCTTAATATATTCAAAACTATCACGCATAAATGATTTTGTTTTCTTTTTAGGTGTTTTTGGTGGTTTACATTGACGAGATGGTTTAATCTCAATGATGAGTTTCTTGCCTTTACTAGTCTTTACAATGAAATCAGGAAAGTATCTATGATATTTTTTGTCCAATGGACTATAATATCTTATTGCTAATTCTTCACTAGCCCAGTTAAGTATATCTGGATTGCGATCACAATATAGCATAAACTTCTTTTCTAGGTTAGACCTATACACTATATTGTTGTGATTACCCACATATTTTTTGGGGTTTATTGGTTGATAAATTCCTTTATATGATTTCTTCATGGTGTTATAAATATTACTAATATATAAGGATATTTAGTATGGCTTTTACAAGTAAAATTTCAAGTGTTTTAAAAGGGGCAATTAAGAACCAGGTTGCCAATTCAATAGGTAGTTTGGCTAACAATCTTATAAGTGGACAAAATCAAACAAATAAGATTGCGGCTAAGTTATTAAATAAATCACCTTTAGAAATAGACAATGTTAGTCCTATGGCTCACATGAAGGAGAATCCGTATCAATATGGTACGGTGTATTACCCTAATGAAACAGCAAATTTAGGGGAAGGACATTATGTAATATTTGATGTTATAATGCATAATGCGTCAAAATTTAAATCTACAAGTTTTAATAATGGTAGAATATCAACTAATAAAGACACACTTGTTGGAGAAGTAAATAGCTCATCAAAAACTAATAATAGTGTTGCGGCAATCAAGGCAGGAATTGGTGCAGCAGAAAGAGTACAAGGTGTTAAATCAGGGTTAAATGAAAAGACACCAACACACACATATATTTCAGATAGTATTATCCTATACATGCCTGCAGCAGCTTTAAAGTTTAATTACGGAGCAACTTATGATACACCATCAACAGGTATTGCTGGTCTAATAGGACAAGGAATAGGTGACTTTAGAGATACAAAAGGATTTGTAGAGAAATTAAAATCAATGGGTAGTGTCGGTGGTGACGCTGTAAAACAAATTGGTAGAAAGGCACTATTTGGTGCTGCTAGTTTGATACCAGGATTTGAAGGTGCTGAAGCAGCATACGATAAAGCATTAGGACAAGCAGTTAATCCACAAAACGAAGTGGTGTTTCAATCAGTACCATTTAGAGAATTTGACTTTCCTTTTGAATTTGCTCCAAAGAATGCAAAAGAAAAAGATAATATTCATAAAATTATTAATATGTTTAAGTTTCATATGATGCCTGAATATCAAGGAACAACTAAAGGATACTTCAATGTACCATCAGAATTTCAAATAACTTATATGTATAGAGAAGAAAGAAATACATACATACCTAGAGTTAGTCGTTGTGTATTAAAAAATATGAATGTGGACTATGCGCCAGAAGGTGTGATTTCATCTTTTATACCAGATGAACAAGGTGCTGCGCCAACATTAGCAACAATGAGTTTGTCATTTACAGAAACAGAAATAATGACTAAAGAAAGAATAGCAGACGGATATTAAATATGTACTTTTCTAAATTTCCACAAGGGTTGTATGACATTAAAGGTGATGGTAATAAAAAACTTGTCACTGATATAATGAAACGAGTTAAAGTTAGAAGTAAAATTGCTAACGAGATTTCCTTATATGATGTATATGATGTACCAAGTGGAGAGAGACCAGAAGATACAGCATTTAAACATTTTGGTGATTCAGAATTACATTGGGTTATTTTAATGACTAATAACATCACAGATGCTTATTATGGTTGGCCATTATCGGATTTAGAATTTGAAACATACATAATAGACAAATATAGTAATCCTGATGCAATTCACCATTATGAGATCACACAGTCAAGCGGACCTCAAAAAGGAAACGGACCAGATGACTATTCATATAAATTAGAAGTCAATAGTGATGCAGTAGGAGCTTCATCAGTATCCAATAGAGAATACGAACAAAGATTACAAGATCAAAAAAGACAAATAAAATTACTACAACCACAATTTTTAGGACTAGTAATGCAAGAATTTGAAAAATTAATTAGCAAGTAGTGAAAAATGTACAATGATATTAACACCGAACAACTAAACAGAGCAGGACAATATTCTTTATCAGATGTCCAGTTAGTTTCTTATCAATCATCACAAGGTCAAAGCAATCCTAAAAGAATATCAGTTAGATCGCTTGTGACAGAATTGAACATATATGAAAGTCTAACAAACAAAACTCTATCAGGCAATATCGTACTCACAGACGCACAAAATGTTGCCAATCACTTACCACTTACAGGATTTGAAGAAATAGAATTTAAACTATTCACACCAGGAACAAGTAGAGCATTTGATTTCACATCTGCCACTGGTCACCCAATGAAGATATACAAAATATCTAATCGTCAAGGACTAAATCCAAGAACTCAAATTTATGTACTGAACTTTGCTAGTAAAGAAATGATAACTAATGAACAAGTAAGAGTACGAACTGCCAATGAAAATACTATTGACAACACTGTATTATCAGTGGTAAGAAACAATCTAAAATCAGATAAAACTTTAATACTAGAAGAAACAAAAGGTATACGAAAGTTTGTTATGCCAAGAGTAAGACCGTTTGAAGCATTAGATATACTTGGTAAGTCTGCAGAAAGTAAAAAATACAATACTCCAGGAATGTTGTTTTACGAAACAGCGATAGGATTTCAATTCAAATCTTATGAAAGTATGTTAGCAACTTCACAAGCCATTGCTAGACCTGTGGTTGCATTATATCGTAGTATTCCAGCGAATATACGAGATGAACAAGGAAATAGGAATGTAATAAAAGAAATGCAGACTGTAAAGAACTATCAATTAAATAGTCAATATGATACACTCAAAAATTTACGGAACGGAGTGTACAGTAGTCGTGTGGTATCCCATGATGCATATAATAAGACATTTAAAGAATCAGATTTTGATTATTCCACAGAATACGAGAAGTCGTTTCATACAGAACATGATGGAGAAGGAAGTAAAACAGATAATAAAGGTATTCTGCCATTGTTTAATTACGATAAAGGAAAGACATTTAGTGATTTTCCCGAAGGCACATTATATTTTATGAGTAATACGCAGAAAATACATAACACTTCAGAAACACCAGATTACTTTGATACCTTTCCTAAAAGACTATCACAAAAGCTTGCGTTTGAAACAATGAATGTATCGTTAGATGTACCAGGATTTACCGGTATCTCTTGTGGTGATTTAATTGCTTTTGAAATGCCAGCATACGAACCGGTGGGAACAGACAATCCATTTGATAACGACCCTTACCTATCCGGCAGATATTTAATTAAAGCGATAAGACATAGTATAGATACAGTTGATGATTACCACAGCATGAATATAGAGATAATCAAAGACGCTGTTAAAGACCCTTATCCACAAGAGAATTTAGATGTATTATCCGAAAGAGGAAATAAGGATAAACTCAATGTATTACAATATGAACTAGATGAAACAGTTTTAAGAGAAGCAGGAGATACGGTATAACTTTCAATCCCTCAGAGGCTCGCTCGCTAAGAGGTATGTAAGCGGTTGCTACAGGTGGCTATGAGAGGAACTATACTATATAATGTAAGTGAGAATAAACACAAATAATTAGAGGAAATAATGAATATTAAAGAAGAAATTAAGACAATCATAGATGACTACTCCACAGCTAATGATGAGGCCAATGTAAGAAACAATATTAAAGCATACTTCAAAGGGCCATCGGAAGCCACAGAAAGCCCATGGAATTATGTACAACACCCTATTTTACTTAGGATTAAGGGCCTTCTTGCGAGTATCAATAGATTGTGTAAGGGTAAATAGAGATGAGCGCCAGTTTGCGTACGGTATTATTAAATGGCATTAAATGGCGTAAAGCCAGCTGTTTAAAACAAGAGGCACATCGGTAGAAATAAAATATGTTCAATCAGAATTTTTTAGGAATGGCAGGCTTTCTATGGTTCGTTGGTGTAGTGGAAGATCGTATGGATCCAACATACACAGGCAGACTGAGAGTAAGAGCACTTGGCCATCATACAAGTAATAAAGTAGAATTGCCAACCGGCGATCTACCATGGGCGCAGGTTGTTCTTCCAATTACATCTAGTGGTATATCTGGTATGGGTCAAACGCCGTTGGGTCTAGTAGAAGGCTCTTGGGTGATGGGATACTTTAGAGATGGAGAGAGAAGACAAGAGCCAGTGATCCTTGGTTCTTTGCCTGGAAGGCCATCGGAGTTAGGGAGAACGAATAAAGGTTTTTATGATCCTANTTCAAGGCTAGATGAAAATGGGAAGCCAACCGAAATCTCTGTTTACCCTAAAGAGATTGACGAGCCAGATACAAACAGACTAGCCGTTAACAATCCGAACAAAGAGGCATTCTCATTAACAGCTCGTAAAGCCTCTCGTATAACGGGTATTCCTACAGCTGACTTTAATACGACAACAGCTGCCGATGGCTCTTCAATAGCCGCAAGTGATGGAACTACATTTGACCAGCAGGCGATTCCATACAACGCTGTCTATCCTTACAATCATGTCTATGAGAGCGAGAGTGGCCATGTCAAAGAATATGACGATAGCTTTGTACTAGATGAAAATGGTGTAAGAACAAATCATTATCGTATCCATGAGCGCCACAGTAGCGGTACTTCACAGGAAATAGATAATGCCGGCAATCAAACAAACATTATCAAGTCTAGCCATTATCAATTAATCAGTAAGGATAAGAAAGTATATGTAGCCGGCAACTCAGACATTACAATAGATGGAAGACATAAGCTCTACATTAATAAGAACAACACAGCTAACAATCACTACGACATACAGATAGGAGCCGGCGCTTCTATTAATATACAAGTAGATGATGGAGACGTAAATGTACACACAGTGTCCGGTAAAATCAATATGAACGCCGGCGGTGACTACAATTTAAAGGTCGGTGGCAATATGAATGTGTTAGTAGAAGGAAGTATCAGTGAGACCGTTGAAGGCAGCAAGACAAGTAATACTACTGGCGCCGTTGTTCACAGAGGCTCTACGATAGACCTTAACCCTTAGAATTTGCGAGAGACCTTTTGACCATTGTTCAGCTAGAGCCAGCAGTTAATCTATAAATGTAATAACAACTTTAAGGTGCCTCTGTAAGGGGGTGGCTGGCAAACTAGAAATTAAAGCTCAGTCTTTATATGAAATTTTTTTTATCGTATTTTTTGATGTGCTATAGGATTGACATATATACTACATTGTGATATAATGAAATTAATGAATTATGAAATAATAGATAATTACTTACCTAAAGACAAACATGCCACCATTGCGGGTATGATTGAAAATAGAGAATTTGAATGGTACTTTATAAAAGGTATCATTACAGCTAATGATGGAAGTTATATGTTTAATCATAGATTTTATAATAGTGATAATGGGGTGATACAAGAAAGTAAATGGTTTACAATGATTAATGAACTTTTATTGACATCATTGAATTATACAAAGTTGTTTAGAGTGAAGTGTAATTTATATACACAACAA